TTTGTCAATAACGGCTTTTTGTTTAGCTGTCACTGGTGTTCGGTCAAATAGTATAAAGTCAGATAGAGTGGATTCCTTCCCACCAGAATTTGATAGCGCGATCATTGCCGCTTGCACATCTTGACGATAAGCGCCAATTGGACTTACTCGGTCAAATGCTTGCCACTCTCTTAATTCATCAATAGTCATCATCTTATTGATTTCAGCCACGGGTTTTACCAAGATGGCCAGCCAGTTTGAATTTAAAAAACCTATCTGGCTGGCTTAAGAGTTTTTTAGGTCACCATCTTCGTTTTCTTCAGCATCTTCATTTTCGTTGATGCGGTTAATAAAGCGGTTAATAATGTTGAATTCATTAATGACACTGGCCGTTAGTGTAGGTGGTAACGACTTTACTTCTTTAATGTCTTCCAAGGTAAACATGGGTTCGCCATTTTCAGTGACGATAGCATAAATAAAGGCTTCAGCGTTGCCGTTACCGCCTGCTTTTGTGACTTCTTTCATGTCTTTAAAATACTGATCGCGTTCGCCCAAGGTCATGCGGTTGACGAACACATCACCGTTAAGCTCTGGAATAGGTAGTCGCTCAGGCTTGAGCATATCTGATGACGTTATCGCAGAAAGTAGCGTCATCTTAGTTAGTGCGCTCGACTTGGATGCGGTCGGCTTACATGTTGCTGGTTTGCGGGTTTTTGGTGTGGCCATAATGATAATCTCGAATAAAATTAGAAATAGAGAAGCCCACGATTGAGTGGGCTAAGTAAGCGGCGGCCAGTTTGGTTTTAAGCCACCGAGGTCATCTGAGTAACATTACCGCCAATAACTATAGCGCCTTTAGCGCGTAGCTTTTTCTTAACGTCAGCAACTAAAGTAAATTCAGAGATTTGGCCATCAAATCTAAAACCATCAACAGCGGTGTTTTTGAAATGAATCTCACACTGAACAACATCATTGGAATCAAACGCGGCCTTTAGCGCAATATGTTGCGGGTCGGTAGGCTTGTATACTAATTCAAACGCTGGGTCGTTGACTTCGATATAATCAACAACCGCTTGTTGCTTGTTTCTCGCATCAGTTGTGGTGATCTCGTCCAGAGTTTTTTTCATTTCCGGTAAGTCAATGTTGGTCAGCAGCGGTACTTTGGTAAAAGAGGTGCCGCTATCAGTGCTGATTTTTAAAATGTGCTGGCTGTCTGGTAAGTCATCGGTATACGCCATGTGAGGCTCCTAATATATCTTTTGGGTTGGGTTGAAAGGTAGATATGCGGCTTATTCGTTTTCCGGTAGATCTTCGTTAGCTAGCTTTTCGATTGAGGCCAAAAACGGCTTGCCGTTTACGCCAAACAGTTGCAGAGTTTCGATTTTAAGCTGGTTGGGCTTATTAGTCTGCCCAAACTCAAAGTCTATAGATTGTCTAAAAAGCTTAGTTTCATGGTCGTATAACTGCTGAGTGCCATCGTATAAGCTGGGTTTTATATTTATATCTAAGATACCCACAACGTTGTGGGATAGTTGTACGCATTCATCGTAGTTATCGTGATAGATGTCAATTTGTACACGTATCCATTCGTATCCAGTGTCGCCGTCATAGGTCGTTTCAGGCTGCGAGCTGATAATCTGCCAAACAATATAAGGGTATGATTGGCTGACTGATTCAGGAACAATCATTGGGTACACACGACCGTCGACAAGCATACCAAGTAGGGGATATAGTCGTTCGCCTGCGATCATAACTACTCCGTATATTTATCAATGTTCTCGTTAAGTTTTTCGCCGAATCGGCTGAGCATTAACTCGACATTATTGTCAAAAGCGGGGCGGATAAAGGGTGTGGCAGGTTGGGTGGATGTGCCGTACTCAACAAAAAACCAATAACGTGGGTATACTTTTTGCTTAGTACCTTTGCCAACATAAACACCCATTACCGCGCCGTTGGCAAACTCACCAACGTGCTCATTTTTGGGTAAGCGGCGTTTACGAATAGCGGTCTTTAACAGCCCTGGATCAACATCTACGGCCTTACCGCTTGGGTAAACCATTTGATGGGGTTCGTCTGCTTTTGCGGCCCGCTTCTTAGCTTCTTTAACGACTGGGGTTAGCGCGTAGCCAAGCGACCCAAACAATGCCTTACCCACCATTTTTTTATTAAGTTCGCCAAGTTTGCGCTCCATCTCAGCAAGCCCTTGGACTTCCATGCTGCCTGCATTATCATCGGCCATATTAAGTCACCGCTTTTAACATGATGGTCATGTGTTCGCGGCCGCTGTTAGCATCAGGCAACGGGTTACCGTCAATCTCATAACGTTGACCATCGTGTTCGACTTGCATAGCGGTTGTGATGTCTTTGCGGTAGCGCAAAAGGCAACGGGCGCGGGTTTCGCTGCCTGCTGACTGGGCGCTCAAAATATCTTTAACAGATAACGGCTCAAAAGATGCCCACACCGTACGGTGGTGAGTCCAGATACCCGGCAGCACCGCCCCGGTCGGCGAACGGCCAGCCGTTGATTGGTAGAATGCGATACGATGACGTAATTTATTAGCTTTCACAGCAGCTCCTTATATTACGGTCGGCTTACGGTACGAATACAGCAAGCTGACGACAGGGGCGGGTAGATAATTACCATTGATGGGTGTGTCTTTATCGGCATTTCGGTTGTCATCAAAGTAACCGATGAGCATCAGCGTAGCGACCTTGATATCGTCAGTCCCTTCGACGGGGATGTCTTCAGTGATATACCGTGCAATCGCTGATTCAGCTGCTTTGAGATACATCACTAACATGGTGTCACTGTCATCATCGTCATAGCGTAAATGATGTTTTACTTCTTCAATCGTCACCCGAGACATCATCTTCTCCTTGTGCTGATTCAGTCGCCGCTGGTGCAGGTGCTTTAGCGAATGGGTCGTCGCCACTGTCACGCTTGGCGATGGCTGAGAGGCTAAAGTTCTGCTGCTGGATCATCGGGCTTTCGCCACCAGATACGGCGGACTTCCTAAGCTTGGCGCGAGCCTCATTAGGACTAAATATCGATCCACCCACCGCTTTGACTAGATAATCCATTTGACTGCTGGCATCCATCCTTAAGAGGCCATCAAGATTAAACTCGACTTCAACTCCATCTTCTAAGTCCAGATGCTCATTAAGTAAGTTTTCAATACTCTCGATATGATGTTGTAAGCAGTCGCTATAGTAGATGTCGTTATAGTCGCTTACCTTACCAGATGGCGGTGTGCCAAGCCCGATTTTAAAGGCAGGGACTCTAAATGCCGTACAGACGATTTCGCCTGACATCTTGAGCTGTTCCACCAGCTGCGCATCATGAGCAGGTACTGACATCGCGGTATAAGTCATGCCGTCGCCTAATACTCCTGTTCCACCACGCTCTGCGCCTGAATAGTTTTTTTTCCAGTTGTCTTTTAGCTCTTTTGCAGTTTCGGGACTTATAGTGCCTGGTGCAGTCAATAAGCCAGATGGGCGGGATTCGTTAGCAAAGAACGCTTGAGCATTTCGTTGGATGCTAATACCCTGACTTGCCGCTAACGCACAAGCGACAATCGGTGATAGCCCAACCAGCGGATGATAAAAGCAATTAAAACGATCGTGAATAATCTCAGACGCGGGAATCACGACATCGTCAGCTAAGTTGAATAGTCGATCGCGCCGTACTTGATAAAATACTTCGCCACTAGGATCGACCAGTGGCTTAGTGCGTTCAGGATTAAGTATAAGATGCTGCCATACTTCGCCGTAGATATTGCGTACTTTCCAGACGTAAGTGTTGCCACTAGTGCTTTTGCTGGTGGCCCATGCTTCGAAAAACTGTTGGGCGTTTTGGTAATGATTGGGTTTGGCCAATAGCTTTTTGACACGACTGTTGATAGGTTGCATAACGCCATCGACTTCGGTCAGTGTCGTTAGCTTTAGCTTGCCAATATCACAAGTAATCAAAGACACACAAGCAAACACCGCATGATGCCGCATCTGATCGTTTTTACTAACTTCTACTTCTTCGCCCCGTTGCCAACCGCCATTACTGGGCTCATGGATGGTCTGCCAAACGTTGCCGCCGGTAACAGGTTGGGCGCTGTTTGCAGATTTTTTGCTAGTGAACCAGTCAAACATGCCCATAAATTACTCGCTATCAGATTCGGTGTTGGTGCCTTTATCGCTTTCGGTCACGGCGTCAGCTTTGGCAGCCTTTGTTTTGCTTTTAGGTTTTGCTTTTGGCTTAACCTCTGGCTCAGGATCGGCTTGTGGCTCTACCACCTTCCAAATTAGAACAGCAAGGTCTGCTGGAGGTTCAGGCCGGATT